GAAACTATTACTGATCCTGAATGGAAAGCAACTACAGGAAAAAAACAATCAGCTAAAAGATTAGAAACTATTACTGATCCTGAATGGAAAGCAACTACAGGAAAAAAACAATCAGCTAAAATGATAAACACCAGAAACGATCCTGAGTGGAAAGCAACTACAGGAAAGGATAGTACCGCTAAACACATTGAAACTATTACTGATCCTGAATGGAAAGCGACTATCGGGAAGGATAAGATACGAAAACATGTAGAGACAAGACACGGTTACAAATTTTACGGGTTCAAGGGAGTTGGAGAATTCCACTCAGCTCAAGCTCTAGTAAACGCTATTAAAGAGATACACACTTACAGTGTACTAGCGAGAACTATCCGAAGATTGTGTAAACAAGATTTTAATGCTGTAATCAGTAAAGGCAGCATCAATCGAAGTTTATTCCTTCAAAACCTCCCCAATAATCCTATAAATAAGACTTGGAAAAGTTTAGGATTTTATTATTATGAAATAGCTAATTAATTAATCTAATCAGCAACGTAAACAACAATAGGTGTATCAGGTCCACAACATTTAAAATGTTTTGAAGGCCCACAGACTAAAGTCAATCCAGAAGTGAAACCTTTATCCAATTGTCCTGAACACGCAATATTAAGAATAGGTAATTCAGTAACTGTATTATCTTTATCAGTGAAAAATTCAGAATTACTCAAAACCTCAACATCTTCAATCGTACTAGCTTTTTTTAACTTATCTAACAAACTCATTTATAATCTCCTTACATTGATACTATCATTATTATACTATATAAAATGATAAAAGTCAACAACTATTTAACGTTATTTTCTAATGAAGCGTTTATGGATATACATTGCTGATACAACTCCAAATGAACCTCCTAATCCGATATACGGAACTGCTTCCCATCCAATCTTAACCACATACAACAACATAGCAACTTCAGCTACAGATAATCCCCATGTAGTTAACACTGCCCAATAGTAATATGAGTGAATAACATTTTGTTGTTGAAATCCTCTTAATAATACCATAATAAAAGAGGCTCCCAATAAGATTAAATTTTGTGTTTCCAATATTATATTACCCAAAAAAACCACTCAAATCAGCTTTTTTCTCATGATTCCAGTTTACTGCTTTTAACATTAACTGAAGAGGTTTGATAAACGATTTCTCAAATTGAACATCTCTATCAATCCATTTAGAATCAAATTTTGATGGAATGCCATCTTTAAAAGCAATTACATTAGAATGATACGGATTCGGAGTTTTCAGAAATACATATATCATCTTATCTCCATCTCCTATTTCTGTTAACGCTTCACCTTCTATCAACAATCTATTATGTATGATAGCAGCTCTACTATTAATCGGAGTTCCTTTAATCAACCCACCATCTAGATCAATATACTTATCAACATAAGACACTGATTTAGGCATACCAATATCCTCAATCGTATAATCCTTATAATCATCTCGAATTTTATCTATATATGAGATGAGAGTATTGTTATCAGAATCCATCATCATCTCTAAAGCACCTTTAAGTTTATCACGAAGGATAGATGGAGTACTTGATTTAATGATATCGAGACCCATAATCTTTAGCTTGGGAGTGTCTAATCTAACCCCTTCATTATCATGTACTCTAACAGCATACCTCTTCTTTGATACCCAAATTCCTTGTGTTCCAATAATCTCTCTATCAGCTGCGATACATCTATCAGCTACATTAAGATAATCCATCAACTCATCATACACTTCATTGAGCTTAGGTTCCATTTTGTCGGAGCTAAATCTAGCAAGAGCTTCAACTCTCTGATCAAGTGATTCATTAGGAAGCATCTTATTAACCAAAGGAGTGACATCAAAATAATTGGAATCAGTGTCAATGTAATAACAATACTTTTTCTTAGATGGTACTATACCTTGAAAGAATTGTTCCATTCCAACACTCATCCACTTAACAATCAACTGCCCTGTATGAGTAATCGATCTAGCTGCATCTAAATCAAAGTACCTGAAGTACACAGATCCAAATGAACCAAAAATAGAGTTTAACGTAATCTTCCTTGTCATCTGAGCATTATCATATAAGACAACTTGTTTGGATGCAGCAGAGTAATCCTTTCCCTCAGATTTTAACTTCTCCACCTCTCGTTGTGCTTCAAACATCTTCCCTTTATTCCATTTCCGTTCTTTAAATAACCCTTCAATGAGATGCGGAATCATACCTTGTTTAGATCTATCATACATTACCCCTGACGCACTAATAGTATAATCGATACCCCGAAGATCAATCTCTTTATTTAAAAGAGCGTCTATACTAATACCATCTCGATGCCCAATCTTCATTTCAGGACTAATATTTAACGCTCTAATGATACTCGGGTACAACGATGTTAAATCTGAACTGATTATCCAATCATGTCTTCCTATTACAGGATCTGATACATACCCTCCCATAAATGATGCATCTCCTTGAAATGGACTATTTCGGGGAACGATTATATCATTAGCTAAACAGTAATTATATATCCATGCATCTATAGGAGTAACAGTTCCAAACACTTTATCAAACGGAACTTTAACCATATACGAGAAGTTGATACCAATATCCATAAGACCTAAAGCATCATCTAACCTCTTAACCAACTGAGTATCTTTCAAATTATATTCAAGAAACTTATGATAATCATTCTCATACAACTGCATTAAATCTGCATGCTCATCATAAGAGATTTTATTATCCCCTAACTCAATATGAGCTATAGTATCTAATTTGTAATTCTCTCTAACGGTAAACGTAAACTTCTGATACAACTGGATATAATCAAAAGATGCAATACCCGTGAAATCAACAATCTCTTTATCCTTACCAAACTTATCCCTAATCATACGCTTCTTAACAATTCCCCACGGACTTAAACTATCAGCATACGCTTGCCCAAGTATTGATGTGATTCGATTGTAGATGTATGGATTATCAAATGTGTCAATATTCCATCCAGATATTATATCAGGATCAATGGATCTCCAAAGCTCAATGAAATTCTCAAGAAGAGCGGTTTCAGTATCAAACGCCCTATACTCACACTCATCCGACTCCCATGTATCTGGTCCTAAACCTAATACCCAATATTTGTCTTCCAATGATGAATATACTGATACAGCATTGATTCTATGTGCTGCCAAATCCGGAAAAGGGAACCCATTTCCTGCTACAAACTCAGTCTCAATATCATAGATGAGGATACTAATACCATCAGGTCTCTGAAGATCTCTATCACGATACACATCACCCAGATACGCTAGAACATGATTATCCATTCCCCCAACTTCAATCCCATCTACATCTTTATATTGATTAATGAATTGAGATGCTTCCCACATATTATCAAACTTATGGGGTTGCATAGAATTTCCGTGCAGATCCTTGTGTTTATATTCATCTTTAGATTTAGTGAAGAGTGTAGGTTTATAGGTGACCTTCTCGTTGTGTTTATTACCGTTCTCATCAACGAAACGGTGAAGAATTTTGTTACCTTGCTTGGCAACAGATACATACGTGTTTTTATTTTTAATCATAACACAATTATACCACACAAAACGATAATTGTGAACGAGAGATTCTTTAAACGATAAATAATCATAGATACACAAAAAGGATTAATGTTCTTAGCATCAATCCCTTTCTAACACAACAATACTGGAGTATTATCATGTATACATCTATTTATAGCGGCCCCAACTTTTACGTTTATCTTATTACTGATCTCAATCCTATAGGAACAGAGAAGTATTATATTGGTTCCTCAACACGTAAAGAACTCATTGAGAAAAATATTAATCCTGAAGAGGATACTTACTTTGGATCTTCTACCGTTGAGCATTTCAAGATCCTTCAAAAAAATCAATCCCCTCAATTAGAACGCATTATCGTTAAAACATTTTCGTTTAAGAAAGATTGTTTAGATTACGAGGAGAAGTTACAAAGAGAATATGAGGCAGCTTCAAATCCTTTATTCTATAATCTATCGTATGCTAACTCGTTTATGAATTCAGTAGAAAGTATTAATAAGGGACTCGAAACTAAAAGAAATAATATTGATGATAATGGGTTAAATGAATTTAACAGAACTAGCTTGAAGATATCCAAACACCATGAAGATGTAAATTGGGTTAATGATGTGTGGAAACCAGCATGCATCCAGATAGGTAAGAGTAACAGCAAGTATCACAATAACCCTGATTGGAAATCTACAGTGTGGGTAGCAGCTGTAGATAAAATTAAATCACATTACAACGATCCTGATTGGATTGATAATGTTAAAATACCATCAACTAAACGGATGATTGAGTCTAAACTAAACAACATAGACGAAGATGGTTTGAATACATTTCAGAGGGTTGGTATTAAAGCATCTAATACGAAACTAAATGATATAGACGAAAATGGTTTGAATACGTTTCAGAGAGTTGGTGTTAAAATGCTTAATACTAAATTGAATGATATAGACGAAAATGGTTTGAATGCTTGTATCCGAAACACAAGAAAAGGAAATGAGACTAAATTAAATGATGTAGATGTAAATGGTTTGAATACGTTTCAGAGAGTTGGTATCAAAACCCTCAACACTAGATTAGATGATATAGATGAAAATGGTTTAAATTCGTTTAAGAGAGCTGGTATTAAAATGCTTAGCACAAAATTAAACGATGTGGATGATACTGGTTTAAATTCATTTGAGAGAGCTCATAAAAAATCAACCAAAACTAAAGGATTTAGATATAGTAACATATGTCATATTGAGTTAGGGTGTTTCAGAACTGGAGTATTAATGGCTGATCAATTACCACACTTATCACCATCTGTGATCATAAGATTAGCACGGACAAATTTCAACCAAGTGATAACCAAATTATCTTATCTTCGTAACAACTACCTTCAATATTTAGGAACAGAGGATGATATTGTTGGTTTGACGTGGAAAGATCTAGGGTTCTATCTAGACAGTTAACTATCTAATATCACTTTCATCTTATTTAACTGAGAATCGATCATCGGCACCCTCTTAGAACCAGGCCAATAAATGGTATCTGATTCTGGAGATTTTTGTAGGTTACGAAGCAAAGGTACTATCAATTGCACAATGTCAACCACCTTGCGCTGCGCATTAGCTTCTACTAATTCTTTAGATTCGCTAAAGTCTATCTTAGCTGCTAATTGATCTAAGTGAGATGTTAGTCCATCTAATTTATGTTCTAGGTTACTATTGCTGTCTGATACTACTTGTTTAATGTCATCAACTTCTTGTTCTTTGCTGACGCTATCGACGAAGTCAATCCCAAATTCAAAACTTTCGCCATCAAATTGTTTAAAAATATCTTCACTTGTACTCATAATTATTCCTTTGGTTGTATTACTAGTCATTAACTGGAGTAATACTGTGTATGTTTATCCGCTTATTTTAACTCTATACATTCATACACAGGTAACATCTATCTCCCGAAACTGTATTTAGGTATCAATTCCCAGTTATGTTTATCTTTATAAGGTATAACTTTAAAATTGTTATAATCAGATCTTGGTTGCTCATTGAAGTTGTCTGATACTATCTCCAATAACCCCCATTCCTCTAATAAGAGTGTTATGCGATTCCGTCTAGTCATATCTTCCAACGTGAAATTCACGTGTTTACCATCCATAGCAAACATCTCTTTAAAATGCACTATGAAATATACACCACGTTTATGTAGTATATGACAACTTTGATATAATACATTATCCTTTGTACTGATGCCTATCCTTGACAATGTCTCTTTAATTTTTAGAAAACTATCTGTATCAATTAACTCAACTTTAATTAAAAGAGAGGTATCCCATTTAACAACTTCTTCAATTTCCATAATCCAATATTCTCTGTAAATCATTAATATCAAGTTATTTATGATTCTAGAAAATGTTAAACCATGCCTCCTTTATTATACTTAGATCTAAGCATATCAACACCATTATCAGGCATTAATTTAATATAATCTTCAGCTATATATCGATTAACTTGATATAACTCTTGTATAAACGTTACATCATCATCTGCAACTTGTTTTGGCCATTTACTGTATCGTTTCCTTTTCGATACACTTCCGATATAATAATCCATTTTAGCTTCATCGTGTATATCGTGCATTTGATCAGCCTGATACGCTTGAAAGATTGTATCAGAGTGAAGTGACATACCTCTATTAACCATAAACTCTGGGTATGTTAGTTCTGGATTATCTCTAACAATATTATTCCCATTGTTATTAATCTTGTTTAAAAAATCAAATGGATTTATTTTAGACATATTACTTCCACTCAACTGTTACCATCAACTCTGTAAAAAAAGCAACTAAATGAATTTCTGAATCTACTGCGAAATTACATTTATGGATATACTCACTCATCATCACAACCGCTTCAGGGATACTCGCAGGATTTAGTAATGGGAGCATATATTCATATACAACTTTGAACATTCCTTGAATATCATGATCCATATTCTCTCCAACCCAAATTCGCATCTGATTAAAATCTTTCTTCTTTAAAGCATTAACCAACTCATTGATATGATCCTGAGATAACATCTCAAGTACATCAACATCTATCACACCTGAACTCGAATATCTCTGAAGCTCATTAATAATCCGTCTATTGTCAGGATAATGTTTCTCAATAAGAGTCGCTAAAATCTTAGGATCTTTAAGTTCGATTTTTTCTTCTGTGAGAATGAACATCAATCGTTTCATGATTGTAGCCATCATCATAGGTTTATCTGCTTTACTAGTATTAAATTTAATCTCTGTAGTTCTAGAATGTATAGGCTCGATTAGTTTATTAGTACTGTTAGCGGTTAGAATGAATCTAACCTTATCTGAATGTTCTTCAAGAAAATTAAGAAACGCTTTCTGTACTTGAGGACCAAGATGATCAGCTTCATCAATGATAATACATTTAGGTTTACCGTTGAGAGATATAG